GACAATATTGCTACAATATCTACAAATAATGATCCAGAACTTGGAAAACTTATTGGTGATGCTTTTAGAGCTGTAGGTAAAACAGGTGTAGTAATGATGGATTATTCACCAAAATCAGAAACACAAGTAGAATTAGTTGATGGTATACAATATGATAAAGGTACTTTAAATGCTAATTTTATTACTAATCAAGAAAAGAAAAGTTGTGAATTAGATAATCCAGTTGTATTATTAATTGAATCACCAGTAAGTAACATAAGACAAATACAATCAGTATTAGAATATGTTATAAAAGAAAAAAAATCTTTACTTATTATAGCAGACGTAGAACCACCAGTTATGGCCACACTTGCTATGAATAAACAAAAAGGTAATATTAAAGTAAATATTATCAATGCTCCTACATACGGAGTAAATAAAAGAGAGCAACTAGATGATCTTTCTATGTTAACTGGTGCTACAGTTATAAATGAAGATTTAGGCGATGATATGGATCTTATTCAGCCAGAAATGTTGGGTACGTGTTTAAAATCTACTACTACAGAAAAAGATACTGTAATACAAGTGGGTGAACCTTCAGAAGAAATTTTAAACATTATTGCCCAAATTAAAGATGAAATAGCTGATGGGCCATTACCAAGTAAGTTAGTTGGTTTAGAAAAAAGACTAGCTAGATTATCAGCTAAAATAGCTATAGTTAAAGTAGGTGCAGATTCAGATATAGAATTAAAAGAAAAATCTGATAGGATAGAAGATGCTATATGTGCTACTAAAGCTGCAATAAAAGAAGGTATAGTATCAGGTGGTGGCATAGCATTATTAAATGCTGCGCTAGATATTAAAGAGGTAAATGAATCTGAAAAGATTTTAACTAAAGCAATATTATCACCTTTTAAAACTATATTAGACAATGCTGGTATAGAAGTAAAAATACCTTCAAAAAAAGGTACAGGTATAGACGTAGTAACTGGTAAAAAAGTTAATATGATTAAATCTGGAATAATAGACCCGTTGTTAGTTACTAAAAGTGCTTTAAAAAATGCTGTATCTGTAGCTACAACAATACTATCAACTGATTGTGTAATTAATAATTTAAGGATCAATGAAGGCGATAGGAAATAATATTATTATAATACCTAAAAAAATAGTTACTGATAAAACAAAAGGTGGTTTACTTATAATAGAAAAAGATAGAGAAGACTTAAGATATAGAGAAGCTACTATATATTCAGTAAGTGACAGTATAAAAGGTGTTAAAGAAAACGATAAAATATACTATGATAAACACGCTGGTCATGGTATAGAGTTTAATAAAGAAAAATATACGGTTATAAAATTACAAGATATCGTTGTTGTATTATGAGAAAACTCAGTGCAAGCGATATTAAAGAACTAAACTTATTTAAACATTATAGATTAGTTCGTAAATGGGCTTGCAGAAACAATAACTTAAACGATGCAGATTTAGAATTATTAATTTATTTTGACTGTATGGGTTTGTTTACTAAGCAAGATTTTAAAATCGGTACTTATGCTTACAGTTGGGACAACAGGCGCTGGAACAAAATGATAAAAAACGATTGGATAGTTGTATGGAGAAATCGTAATAGAACTACACAGAAGTATAATATCTATCAAGTTTCTTTCAAGTGTAAACAACTAATAGCTAGAATGTACCGAATTATGTTAGGCGAAGAAGATGTACCTATAAGTAAAAGAAGAAATAAAATAATGCGAGGACAAACTTACACAGATAAAGTTTTAATCACTGCAATCAAAAATGTTAACAACGATAAACAAAGATAATATGAATGATATGAATAAACCAATAGGTAATGTAATGCCTAATCAACCTGGTACTGGTAACCAAGCTTTATATGATGGTCCTATGAAACAATATTCTGATCAGCTAAATCAAGCTAGTAGTTTTTCTCAAGGCATGATGATGAAAAGTCCTTTAAAACAATTATCATCAGAGGCTTTAGTTTCACCTTTTAAAATGGATGATTTATCAGGTGATGGAAAAATAACAAAAAAAGATGTATTAATAGGTAGAGGAGTTATAGACAAAGAAGGTAATAAATTATAATTATGAAAAAATCACCATTTTATCAAAAAGGTTCTGAATCCAAAATGGGTAAAGGCTGTGCTGATACTTCTCAAGGATGTATTAGAAAAGACGGTAGCGGATTTAAAATATTAAATAATAAAAAAGGAGGAGTTTGGAGAAGTGGTTATGCAACTAGAAAAGAAGCGTTAAATCAATTAAAAGCAATGCACGCAAATTAATATGGATACTAAAAAATTAAAAAGAATATCAGCTGAATTAAAAAAAGCTTCTGCCATGCACAAGGCCCAAGCTTTAAAAATTGATAAAATGTTAAAATCAATAAAAAAATAAATATCATGCACGAAGATAAAGCATATAATAAAGCAAGTAAAAATAAAAAAGTAGGTATAGTAGGTGAAACTCACATATGGGATGGACCATTAAATCAAACCGGTAGATCTCATGCTTCTGGTGATAGTTCTGGAATAACAGGTATGGAAGTATCTAAATATCCACAATCTCATGCTGAAATGCAAGTTAAATATCCTATAACAGCGTTAGCTCAAGGTAAAAAAATTTAACATGAGTGTATCAGATATAAAATTACTCGCAATAAACGGGTTAGCTTTAGCTATTTCTATGACACATCTAGAGATTTCATTAAAAATTATACTTTTACTAGTAACTATTGGATATACAATATCTAAGTGGGTAAAATTAAAGGAAAAGAAGTAATATTTAAACTATGGCATACATACAGTCTAATTCACCCTTTTTAAAAAGCAATGAACCTAGAAAAACAACTAAGGGTAAAGGAAGAAACTTCAGAACTGTTGAAGAAGGGGCTGGTATGACTAAAAAAGGAGTTAAAGAGTATAAAAGAAAAAATCCAGGTAGTAAACTAAAAACAGCTGTAACAGGTGATGTTAAACCTGGTAGTAAAGATGCTAAGAGACGTAAATCTTTTTGTGCAAGATCAAGAGGATGGACAGGAGAAAGAGGTAAAGCCGCAAGGCGCAGGTGGAAATGTTAAATAAAACGATATAAATAATAATAATAAAAAACCATGGAAAAAGGACATTTTGGAAAGTATACTGGCAATGCAAGGCATTCACATACTCCTATAACTAAACACAACGTACATGACGCTGAGCGTGATGATGCTGCTCATATTTCTTATTTAAAAAAAGATATTGATTATGATGCAAAACATAACAAAAGTAATATTGATATGACAGCTGATGAAAAACACATTTCTAAGCTTGCTGGAGATATTAAATATGACTCTAAAAAATATAAGAAATAATGGGATTTAAACTACCAAAAATAGGAAAAATATTTGCTAGTACTGCAGGGACTAAACCTCATGCTATGTCTATTGCAAAAGCTCAATCGCCAAAACCTGCACAAGGTAATGTATCAGGAAGTAAATCACCTTTTCATGTTACAGCTACAAAAAAAGATTATGATAGCGGTTATGCAAAAAAAGGAGAAACTTTTAGAGAATATAAAAATCGTACTATATCTGATGGTAAGTATACTAGACCTTCAAAAGAAAATAAAGAGTCAACTAAAGCAAAAGAAGGTTTGTCAAGTAGAAAAGCTGAAAAACCTGGATCATTTAAACCTTTTAGAGTAACTACACCAAAGGCTAAGAAAGATGATGATTCTAAAAAGAAAGACAATACAGTTAGAAAAAAAGTAAAAACTATTGATCAAAAAAATAAAGAGTTTGATAAAGCAAAAGCAGATAAAAAGAAAAAAGACGGAGAAAAACTAGAAAAAGATGTAACTGCTGATATAAAATCTACTAAACAAAACCAAAAATCAAATAAGACTACTGCTAAAACAAAAAGTAGAATAGAAAAAAGATTAGAAAAAACTAGAAAAAAAGGTGAAGCTATTGCTGATGGTGAAGGAATAAAAACCGCAGCACAACAAAGAAAAGCTAGAAGACTTAAAAAACGAGAAACTAGGCTTAAAAAAAGAGTGGCTAAATCAAAAGGACCTGCTGGTTATGTGTCAGCTGCTCAACGTAAAGCAGTACACGCATCAAAAGCTGAAAAGAAAGCGAAGTAATAACGCTTATTAATTACAAACAAACGAAAAACTAAAAACTAAAAACAATGGCAAAATTTATAAAATTTAAATGTATAAACAATGCAGCTGTTGCTCCATTAGGACCAATCAACAGCGTGCTTGTAAATGTAGAAGATATAACAACAGTAACAGCAACAGGTGCTACAGGTGCTAATGCTAAAACAGTTGTTATAGGATTAACTGGAAGAGCTGCGCAAGCTGCTGGTTATCAAACATTAACATTATCAGTATCCACTTCAACTGGCTCTGCTGTAAACCCAACACTAGTAAGTGGACAAGACAATCCACTAGTAGGAGCAGTAAGAGGCGCTATGACATCAAACCCAGGAGGTGTAGTTACTACTTGCTCTCTAGGAAATGATCAAGCAGCAACACCTGTACAAATGTACTGGAGAACAGCTACTTATGCATAAAAGTATTGGTTTCGGCGATACAGTAGAGAAATTTACTAGAAAAACTGGAATCAAAAATATTGTTGACAGAGTATCACAAGGGCTTAATATCCCTTGTGGTTGTCAGCATAGGAAAGATAAACTAAATAAAATGTTTCCGTATAAAAAATAATATGGCTTTTAAAATTAAACCACCTTATACAATTGATAACACACCAGTGTATCATTTAGATTTTGAAGAAGATGGTTTACTTGGTAGAGCTGACAAAAACGGAAGTATATTAATAAATAAAAACATAACAAACCCTAAACAGAAAGCAGACGTAATAAAGCATGAAAAAGTACATCTTAATGATATGAAAAAAGGTATACTAGATTATGATGATAAAAATGTTTACTGGAAAGGTAAAAAATATCCTCGTTCTAAATTTAATGAGGGTAATAAAAATTTACCTTGGGAAAAAAGGGCTTATAACGCATAAAACAAATAAAATGGGATACGGTAATAAATCAGTAAGTGGAATACATCCAATACTAAAACACATGAATAAATTAGGAGGCAATCCTGAAATTAAATATGATCCAATTGCACATGATGAAAAAGGTATGGGTAGAGGTGGAAAACTAGGTACAGCAGAATATGGTAAAATGAAAGACGGTATGCCTGCATATGGCAAGAAAAGTCACGGCATGCCTAAACATGGTAAAATGCATAATGACGGTATGGGGGCTTATGGTAAAATGAAAGATGGTATGCCTGCGTATGGTAAAAAAGGCGAAGGAATGCCAATGCATAAAGGTTATCCTCACAAAAAAAATACAATTTCAGGAGGAGGAGTAGCCGGTCAAGATAGAAATATTGATTCTTACGGTAATGTATCTGATACTGTAAATAAAAGAAAAGTAACACCGGCTGAAAAATCAAGAAAAAAATATAAATAAATAATGTTTAAATTATTACTAGGCCTTTTAGGTAAAGGTAACGGAAATAAATCTGTTGCCGGTGGCTTGGCTTGGGAAATAAGAGAAGCAATAAAAGGTAAGGAATTAGATCCTGAAAAATTAATAGAATTACAAACTAAGATAAATGCAGTAGAAGCTCAGCATCGAACATTGTTTGTTGCTGGATGGAGACCATTTATTGGGTGGATATGCGGCGTAGCTCTAGCATATAATTTTGTTGTAAGAGACTTGATTATATGGTTAACACCTACTTTCGAAACTCCACCCGCCTTACAAATGGATCACTTAATGACAGTACTTTTAGGTATGTTAGGATTAGGTGGTCTTAGAACTTATGAAAAAATAAAAGATAAAGTAAAATAAAAAATAATTATGTATCAAAAAAGTCAAGACGATGTTTTTACTGATGCAGTTGATGTTACATTATCAGCTACATTACGAGCACCAGGCGCATCAGCTGCAGGTATACCATCTGGTCAATTTACAGATACCACAGCTAATATAGCTGCAACAGCTCAAAAAGTTATTGCTTTTGCTTCAGGTGGAACTTTTTTAGGTTCTGCTATACCTAGTACTAGAGGTACTGGTGGCGCTCCCTTATTAACAGACACAGGATCACAGATGACAAGAACTGGTGCATCTTATGAAATAGAAACAAGTGCGCTTGGGGCAATTACAAATGTAAGAGTAGTACAAACAAGACCCGCTGGAGCTACAAGTGCTCCAACAAATCCAGGAGCTGGACCTAACTTAGGAGCCAATACACAGACTATAGTCTTTGATGCAACATCACTTAATAATGCTTTTGGTCAAACTAATATTACAGGTAGTTTATCTATAGCTTTAGCTGGAACTGATTTACAACCACCAACTAGTGGTACTGATGCTGGTACTGATGGTGTTTATGAAGCTGATCCTCAATCAAATGGTAGTTTTGGATTATATGTAGGTGGAACTGGTGATATTAAATTAGAATTAGTTGGAGCAGTTACAAATCAAACAGTTACTATTAAAAGTATTCCTGCTGGAACAATACTTCCTTTACAAGCTAGAAAAATTTTAATTGGTGACGCTGCAACTACTGCTACTGAAATATTAGCATTATATTAATAAATTAAATTTAAATTAAATCAAATGAAAAAAGTAGAATCAAAAGCCGAGGAGGCTAAAACACAAATTACTAAAGAACAATTATCTAAGATACAAAAACAGCAAGAAATTTTAGCTGGTTTATTAAGAGATATAGGTTTTTTAGAAGGACAAAAACATGGTTTATGTCATAAGTATGCTGGAGCAGTTCAGGATATGGATGATTTTAAACTAGAACTTGAAAAAGAATATGGTGCTGTTAATATTAATTTAGAAGATGGTACTTATACACCTATAGAAGAAAAAAGTGAGTAGTGTAATAAGAAAAATTAGCATAGGAGCTGATTATAAAAATGACGCTATGCACTATGCTATAGGACAGCAAGTGTATGGCGGTCATACTATATCTCATATATTATATAATGAAGAAGAGTTTTCTTATAATATATTTATTAAAAAAGAAGACGAGGTATTACCTTGGAAAAAATTTAATTCCAATATGGCTATATCGGTTGAATATGATTTAGAATACTAATGAACAGTGTTTATGATTTTATTATAAAACCATTAGGTGAAAGATATAATAACAAAGTAAATATTGATAATAAAGAATTAATTATTAATTCTAGTATTTCAGATCATAAATTTGTTAATAGGCTTGCCAAAGTAGTTAGTATCCCATTAGCTATAAAAACAAATATTAAAATAAACGATATAGTTGTAGTACATCATAATTTATTTAGACGTTATTATAACATGAAAGGAAAATCAGTAAATGGTTCTAAATATTTTAAAGATGATTTATACTTTGCCTCAGAGTCACAAATATATTTATATAATAATGGTATTTGGAATACAAATAAAGATTTTTGTTTTATAAAACCATTACAAGAAAATAATGAGTTTAGTGTTGAAAAAGTAAAAAAGAATGTTGGTATACTAAAGTATGGTAATAGTTCATTAGAAGTGCTAGGAATAACTACAGGAGATGTTGTTGGATTTAAATCTAACAGAGAGTTTGAGTTTGTGGTTGATAAGCAGCTTTTATATTGTATGGAATCAAATGATATTTTAATTAAGTATGAACACGAAGAAAACCAAAGAGAGTATAATCCAGGCTGGGCAGAAAGCGGTAGAAGAATTAATTAAAGTAGCTAAAGAAGCAATAGTTGATTCTGATGATGATATTTCTGCAGACAGATTAAAAAACGCAGCTGCTACAAAAAAATTAGCTATATTTGATGCTTTTGAAATACTTAACCGTATAGAAGAAGAAGAGAATATGTTAAAAGAAACTAGTAAAAAAAATAAAGGAGCAAGCTTTAAAGGTTTTGCAGAAAATAGATCTAAATAATGTATAAGCAAACTCTTTATAAAATTTTACCTAATCATATAAAATCTAAAATACTTAAAAAAAATAACAGGTATAAAAAATGGGAAGCAGGTTATAATGAAGAACACGATGTTGTTATTATTAGTAAGAGTGGTAAGATTGGTGAAATATATGAAATACAAGGTCTTAAAATTGCGCTTCCATTATTAGAAGATGCTTATAAAAGATCAGATAAAAAAGAAGAACAGTATTGGGAGGTAAAAGAATATCCTAAACAATTAGATAAAATTAAAACTGTATTTGATTGGAATAATTATCCTGCTCAATTTAAAGATAAATGGTATGACTATATTGATGAAGAGTTTAAAAGGCGTGAACAAGGCTTTTGGTTCTATAACAAAGGTATTCCTAGTTATATTACTGGTTCTCATTATATGTACTTGCAGTGGACCAAGATTGATGTTGGGCACCCAGAGTTCAGGGAATCTAACAGAATTTTCTTCATATTTTGGGAAGCCTGCAAACTTGATTCTCGATCCTATGGACTGTGCTATCTTAAGAATAGACGATCCGGTTTTTCTTTCATGGCATCTTCAGAGCTTGTACACCAGGCCACTATATCCTCAGATTCCAGATATGGTATACTTTCGAAAACTGGAGCTGATGCGAAGAAGATGTTTACCGATAAGGTGGTACCAATCTCCGTTAATTATCCATTCTTTTTCAAACCGATCCAGGACGGTATGGACAGGCCCAAAACGGAACTTGCCTACAGAGTACCCGCGTCCAAACTTACCCGTCGTAAAATCGATCAGAATCAACGTCCCGAGGAACTCGTCGGGCTTGACACGACCATCGACTGGAAGAACACGGGGGACAACTCGTACGATGGGGAGAAGCTCAAACTTCTCGCCCATGACGAATCGGGCAAATGGGAGAGGCCGGACAACATCCTCAATAACTGGAGGGTTACAAAAACAACATTAAGATTAGGTAGTAGAATAATAGGGAGATGTATGATGGGATCAACATCTAACTCATTAGATAAAGGAGGTGCTAATTTTAAAAAACTATATGATGCGTCAGACGTTACAAAAAGAAACAGAAATGGACAGACTAATTCAGGACTATATAGTTTGTTCATACCTATGGAATGGAATTACGAAGGATACATCGATACTCATGGATTTCCTGTATTCGAAACTCCGAAAAAAGCGGTTAGAAGTATCGATGGCGGAGAAATTAAAATCGGTGTCATCTCACATTGGGAAAACGAAGTAGAAGGTTTAAAAAATGACCAAGACGGTTTAAATGAATTTTATCGTCAGTTTCCAAGAACTGAAAAACATGCTTTTAGAGATGAAGCAAAACAATCTTTATTTAATCTAACTAAGATTTATGAACAAATAGATTATAACGAAGATTTAAAAAACACAAATATCCTTACAAAAGGAAGTTTTCAATGGGAAAATGGTGTAAAAGATACAAGAGTGATATTTGTTCCAAACAATAATGGCAGGTTTTTAGTATCTTGGATACCACCAGTTAATTTACAAAATAAATATATAATTAAAAATGGTATTAGGTATCCTGGAAATGATCATACTGGTGCTTTTGGCTGTGATAGTTATGATATCTCTGGTACAGTAGATGGTAGAGGTTCTAAAGGAGCCTTACATGGTTTAACTAAATTTTCTATGGAGGATGTTCCTCCAAATAGTTTTTTCTTAGAATATATAGCTAGACCACAAACAGCTGAAATATTTTTTGAAGATGTTTTAATGGCTATAGCTTTTTACGGTATGCCATTACTTGCAGAAAATAACAAACCAAGATTATTATATTATTTAAAAAGAAGAGGTTACAGAGGTTATTCTATGAATAGACCAGATAAAGTTTATAATAAATTATCTGTTACAGAAAGAGAAATAGGTGGAATACCTAATACAAGTGAAGATATTAAACAAGCACATGCTGCTGCTATTGAAGATTATATTGAAAACTTTGTTGGTTTAATTACTACAGGTTATGGAGATATGTATTTTCAAAACACATTAGACGACTGGGCAAAGTTTAATATAAACAATAGAACTAAGCATGACGCTTCAATAAGCTCTGGTTTAGCTATAATGGCTTGTAATAAAAACAGGTATACACCTCACGCTAAAAGAAATATATCATCCGTTCCTTTAAAGTTTAAGTCATATGATAATAAAGGATATAATTCAAAAATAATCACATAAATGATTAACATAAACTATAACAGCAGCTTTCCAGATCAGGTAGTACCTGAAGCAGAGAAAAGATCTTTAGAATATGGATTAGCTGTTGCACAAGCAATAGAGCATGAGTGGTTTAGAAACAATAGTGGGCAAAACAGGTTTCTTAACAATTATCAAAACTTTAATAGATTAAAACTATACGCAAGAGGTGAACAACCTGTGCAAAAATATAAAGATGAATTGGCTATTAATGGTGATTTATCTTATTTAAATTTAGACTGGAAACCAGTGCCTATATTATCTAAGTTTGTAGATATAGTTGTTAATGGTATGACTGATAAAGGTTATGAAATAAAATCTTATGCTACGGATCCTTTTGCAGTAAAACAAAGAACTGAATTTGCTGAAAACGCAGCACAAGATATAGCTAATAAAGAAATATTAGATCAATTATCTCAACAATTAGGTAAAGATTTTTCTGTTTCAGGCGTTGGTTCTGATGAACTCCCTGCTACGCAAGAAGAATTAGATATTTACATGCAGCTTAATTATAAGCAAAGTATAGAGATTGCTTCTGAAGAAGTTATTAATAATATTTTAGATTATAATAAATTTGATGAAACTAAAAAAAGATTAGCTTATGATTTAAGTGTTTTAGGTATAAGTTGTGTTAAAACTAATTTTAATTTATCTGAAGGTATAACTGTAGATTATGTAGATCCAGCTAGTATATGTTATTCTTATACAACAGATCCTAACTTTGAAGATCTTTATTATGTAGGTGAGGTTAAAAGTATGTCGCTATCTGAAGTTAAAAGACAGTTTCCTAATTTAACAGATAAAGAATTAGAAGAAATACAAAAATTTCCTGGAAGAAACTCTTACACAAATAATTGGTGGGGACAATCTCAACAAGATCAAGTACAAATATTATATTTTGAATATAAAACGTATCATGATCAAGTATTTAAAATAAAACAAACAGATAGCGGTTTAGAAAAAACATTAGAAAAAGATGACACTTTTAATCCACCAGAAAGTGATAACTTTAAAAAAGCATCAAGAGCTATAGAAGTTTTATATAGTGGTGCTAAAGTTTTAGGTCTTGGTAATAATATATTAAAATGGGAGTTATGTGAAAACATGACAAGGCCATTAAGTGATACTACTAAGGTTAATATGAATTACGTTATTTCAGCACCTAGAATGTATCAAGGTCGTATTGAATCTTTAGTAAGTAAAACAATAGGTTTTGCTGATATGATTCAATTAACTCATTTAAAACTTCAACAAGTTTTAGCAAGAATGGTACCAGATGGTGTATACGTAGATGTTGATGGATTAGCAGAAGTTGATTTAGGTAATGGTACTAACTATAATCCATCTGAAGCTCTTAATATGTACTTTCAAACAGGTAGTATTGTTGGTAGATCATTAACACAAGATGGTGAATTAAATAGAGGTAAAGTACCTATTCAAGAATTACAGACTTCAAATGGTATGTCAAAAATATCAGCTATGATACAGACATATCAATACTACTTACAAATGATTCGTGATGTAACTGGTTTAAACGAAGCAAGAGATGGTAGCGCGCCTGATAAAAATGCTTTAGTTGGTTTACAAAAACTAGCAGCAGCAAACTCTAATACAGCAACTCGACATATATTACAGTCATTAATGTATTTAACTGTAAGAGTTTGTGAAAACATAAGTTTAAGAGTTACAGATATGTTAAATTTTCCTTTAACAAAAGAATCATTAATAGGTAGTATAAATACTTTTAATGTAAACACGTTAGAAGAAATTGAAGATTTAGCTCTTCATGATTTTGGTATATTTTTAGAACTAGAACCCGAAGAAGAAGAAAAAAGTTTATTAGAACAAAATATACAAATAGCTTTACAGGCTAAAAATATTGGATTAGAAGATGCAATTGATATACGTGAAATAAAAAATATTAAGCTTGCTAATCAAATGCTTAAATTAAAACAAAAAGAAAAAGCAGAACAAGCAAGAATTGATCAGTTACAAAATATTCAAGCACAAGCACAAGCTAATGCACAGTCGGCTGAAAAAGCAGCTATGGCTGATGTTCAAAAAGAACAAGCTGTTGCTGAAACAAAAATGCAAATTGAAAAAGCTAAATCTGATTTTGAAATACAAAGGATGCAACAAGAAGCTTTAATTAAAAAAGAATTAATGGCTGAAGAGTTTGAGTATCAAATGAAACTAGCAGAAATGCAAGCAGAGGTGCAAAAACAAAAAGAACAATCAATAGAAGATCGTAAAGATAAAAGAGTAAAAATACAAGGTACACAACAAAGTGAACTTATAAACCAACGACAAAATGATTTATTACCTCAAAACTTTGAATCAGCAGGTAATGATAATTTAGATGGTTTTGGACTAGAGCAATTTGGTCCTAATTAAGAGTTATTATTAATTTTATATTATTATATTATGTCTAAACAAGAAGAAGTAAAAACAAAAGAAGAAGAAGTAAAAATTACTGCTACTGATACTACTCCTACTAAAAAAGAAGGAGATTTTAAAATAAAAAGTGCAAAAAAAATAAAAAACTTAGGTGAAGAAAAAATACCTGATATTATTAAGGTAGATTTAAGTAAACCTAAAAAAGAAGAAAAAGATGCCGTTCAAACACAAAAGACAAATGATAGCGATGTTGTTGTCGAAGAGCAAAAAAACAGTGGCGACAGCGAAAAAGTGGTTGAAGAAGTACGGCCCACCGACGAAGGAGTAGAGTCTGACTCGCCTATACAACTAATAACAGATGAAAACGATACACCTGACGAGGCGGGAGTGGATGGAAGCACTGAAACTACCACTACCTCATCGAAACAAGAAGAAATACCACAGGAAGTTCAAACACAAAAACTCCCTGAAAATGTAGAAAAACTAGTAAAGTTTATGGAAGAAACTGGCGGAAATATACAAGACTACGCTAGATTAAACGCTGACTATACTAATGTAGATGAAACTACACTTTTACATGAATATTACAAACAATCTAAACCTCATTTAAATGCAGAAGAAAGAAACTTTATAATAGAAGATTCTTTTGCTATTGATGAAGAGTTAGATGAAGCAAGAACTGTTCGTAAGAAAAAGCTTGCATATAAAGAAGAAGTTGCAAAAGCCAAGAACTATTTGGAAAAAATCAAGAGTAAATATTACGACGAGATCAAGTTGAGACCGGGCGTTACTCAAGAACAACAAAAAGCCACTGACTTTTTCAACCGCTACAATGAAGAACAAAAAGCAAATAATGTTAAACACGACCGTTTTGTTACCAAAACTAAAGAATTATTAAACGATAATTTCAAAGGTTTTGATTTTAATTTAGGAGATAAAAAATTTAGATACGGTATTAAAGATCCTGGTAGTGTTGCAAATAACCAAAGTGATATTTCAAATTTTATAGGAAAGTTTCTTAATAAAGAAGGAGAAATAACTAATACTAAAGGTTATCATAAAGCATTATATGCTGCACAAAATGTAGATACTATTGCTAATCATTTTTATGAGCAAGGTAAAACTGATGCTATTAAAGATCAATTAGCAGAATCCAAAAATATAAGTACTGATAGCCCAAGGCAAACAGCTACGGGTGATGTATTTGTTAATGGTTTTAAAGTAAAAGCAATTAGTGGTGTTGATTCTTCAAGATTAAAAATAAAAAAGAAAACATTTAACTAAAAATAATAAATTATGTCTTTAATACCACAATTTGGTGCGATAGTACCTGCTCCTAATCAGCAGTTACTAGCATCAGCATATTTGGCATTTGATGGTGGAGCAAATGATTTTGCTCAACAATATTTGCCAGAGTTATACGAACAAGAAGTAGAGCGTTATGGAAACAGAACGTTATCTGGATTCTTGAGAATGGTAGGCGCTGAAATGCCTATGACATCAGACCAAGTAATTTGGTCAGAACAAAACAGATTACACATAGCATATGACAACTGTGTTAACGGCCAACAGGGCGCTAACCCAACTATTACTATTCCTGCTGCTACTGCTCCAGGCGTTACACGAAACGTAATTAGCCCCGGTCAAACAATAGTAGTAATGGATAATTCTGGTAACGAAGCAAAATGTTATGTATCTGCAAGTAACACTGCAACAGGTGTTTTAACAGTAGAACCATATTTAACTGCTGGTCTTGGCGCCGCTGTAATGGGTGCAACTGTAAAAATATTTGTATACGGTTCAGAATTTCAAAAAGGTGCTTCTACAGTTAACGCTGGTGCTGGTGCTTTAGTTGATGCTCCTGCTGCTCAGCCACAGGTAACTATCACTCCTTCTTTTACTCAGTTTTCTAACTCACCTATCATTATAAGAAATGTTTATACAATAAACGGATCTGATATGGCTCAAATAGGTTGGGTTGAAGTTGCTACAGAAGATGGAACAACTGGTTACTTATGGTACTTAAAAGCGGAGTCTGAAACAAGATTACGTTTTGAAGACTACTTAGAAATGATATGTGTTGAAGGTGAGTTAACAGCTGCTGGTTCAGGTGTTGCTGGTCTTGGTACAGGTCTAGGTGGTACTCAAGGTTTATTCGCTGCTATCACAGCTAGAGGTAACGTAGAGATTGGTTTCTCTGGTGCTTCTGGTATAGATGACTTTGATGAAATTCTTAAAAACTTAGATACTCAAGGAGCTATAGAAGAAAACATGCTTTTCTTAAATAGATCTACTTCTCTAGAGTTTGATAACATGCTTTCAAATGTTTCTTACGGAGCACAAGGAGGTACAGCTTATGGCTTGTTTGAAAATTCTGAAGAAATGGCATTAAATCTTGGATTTAGTGGTTTCCGAAGAGGATCTTACGATTTTTATAAGACTGACTGGAAATACTTAAATGACGCTTCTACTAGAGGTGCTCAAACAGGTATCTCTTCAATTGAAGGTGTTTTAGTTCCTGCTGGAACTTCAACAGTTTATGACCAAATTCTAGGAACAAACATCAGACGACCATTCTTACACGTTAGATATAGAGCTTCTCAAACAGAAGACAGACGTATGAAGTCTTGGTTAACTGGTTCTGCGGGTGGTGCTTATACTTCAAATCTTGATGCTATGGAAGTAAACTTCCTATCTGAAAGATGTTTAGTTACACAAGCTGCTAACAACTTTGTTTTATTCCAAGGAATTTAATAAGTACTTTGTAAAGTTATGGGGCATTAATTTGCCCCAGCTTTACTATTATTAACTATTTAATTATATCATATTATGAAAAATAAAAAAACAACTCAAGATACGTCTTGGGAAATAAAAGATAGAACATATCTTGTAAAAGGTACAAATCAACCATTAACCTTAAAAATACCTTCTCGTCATACAACACGTCATGCTTTATTATGGTACGACAATGAAAAAAATGAACAAAGAGAAATAAGATATGCTACAAATCAAAATTCACCGTTTAAAGATGAACAAAAAGGTGAAGCAACTTTAGGACATATTGTGTTTAAGGATGGTGCTTTAACTGTAAGAAAAAAAGAACAGGCTTTACAAAAAATACTATCACTTTATCATCCTTTACTAAATATAAAATATAAAGAATTAGACACAGTAGAAGATGCTAAAGATGAATTAGTAGACTTAGAAATGGAAATAGATGCTTTAAATATTGCTAGAAACATAGATATTGATCAAGCTGAAGCTATTTTAAGAGTTGAAATGGGATCTAAGGTATCTGAGATGAGTTCTAAAGAGATAAAAAGAGATTTACTTATATTTGCTAAAGATGACCCTAAATTATTCTTAGATCTTGCAAAAGATGATAATGTACAGTTAAGAAATTTTGCTATAAAAGCATCTGAAGCTGGCATTATACATTTAGCAGATGATCAAAGAACATTTAAATGGTCTTCAAACAACAAAAAACTAATGACTGTACCTTTTGATGAACATCCTTACGCTGCTATGGCTGCGTTCTTTAAAACAGATGAAGGTTTAGAAATATATAAATCTATAGAGAAAAAACTCTCTTAACATGTAATACTAATAAGGGAGGTGTAAAAGCCTCCTTTATTATAATAAAAATAACAAATGGCTATAAATGTAAACACTGTTTATCAAACCGTTTTACTTATATTAAACAAAGAGCAAAGAGGTTATATGACACCTACAGAGTTTAACAATATAGGTACTCAGGTTCAATTACAAATATTTGAAAAATATTTTGAGGATATAAACCAACAAATACGTATACCTCAAACAGATACTGATTATGCTGATAGAGTGGAAAATATTGATGAAAAAATAGCTATTTTTAAAACTTACGGTAACGCTAATTATGTTACTGGACCTCCTGCATACTGGACATTACCTACTATTGATATATATGGTAATAATGTAGAACCTACTTCGGATACGCCTTTTTATAGACTAGGCACAGTTACTTATAAAAACGAAGTATTAGTTCAAAGATTAGATAGAAATGATTTTTATACTATAAATAAATCTTTACTAACAAAACCAACAAAAACTTTTCCTGCATATTTATATGAGAATAATTATTTATATGTTTTACCCAATGACATAGTTACAGATGGGGATATACAAGTTGAATTTATTAAAAAACCTGCACCACCTATTTGGGGCTTTGATGTAGGTTCTTTAGGTCAATATGTATATAACAGCTCTCCTTTTGATCCATCTGCTTCTCCTACAGGATCTAGAAATTTTGAAATACATATATCAGAACAAACATCTTTGATAATAAAAATATTACTATATGCAGGTATTGTAATAAGAGATCCACAAATTGTTCAAGCTGCATCTCAACAAGTGCAGTCTGAAGAAATAAATGAAAAAAGCTAAATTATGGCAACACCTAATGGAGGATTAATAACAGAAACAAACGCGCAATATTACGCAGGTGCACAAGTAATTATTGCTACAAATAATCAAACAGTTTTTACAGCTACATTTAATACTGAAATTATATTTGGCGCTAGCGATCCAGCAAGTTCTTTATATAATAACAATAATTTTAGATTATATACTAGCGCGACTGGGGCTCCAGGTACTTTTACAGAATACACAACCGCATATACTGTTGTTGATAATGTGTTTACGCTACCTGCACAAGCCACTGGCACATATGTAGTTATACAGTTGTTAACTAAAAATGGAGGCGAATATGGTACAGAAAACGCTTTAGGATCTGTTGTAGAAGACAATTATGGAGAATATCAATATATAAAAGTAAATGAAATAGTTAATAACTTTTTAGTTGCCTATGTAGGTGCTGGCAAGTTAATATCAAGTGTAAAAAGAACTGATATAATATTTCATACTAAAAGAGCATTACAAGAATTTAGCTACGATACACTAAGAAGTATACACTCACAAGAGCTTACTATACCTCACAACTTAAGTGTACCTCTTCCGCAAGATTATGTTAATTATGTAGGTGTTTATTGGATAGATGACAATGGTATAAAACACAACATATACCCAACTACACTAACAACTAACCCATACACTAAGCCTATACAAGACGCAGAAGGAGTACCAACACAAACAAACGAAGGCCAAAATATAACTGGAACATCAATAACAGAAGAAAGATATGACGCTATTGATAGTGCTTTATTACAAGAGATTAGAGATGATATTACAGGTAGATTAATATCTGATGGTTTATGGGGTATATATGGTAATGGATTATTAGGTTATGGCCAACTATATGGTTTACAACCAGAAATCGCCCAAATAAATGGTTGGTTTACTATAAACAATAGAGAAGGTAAAATGTCTTTTTCTAGTGATTTAAAAGATAAGTTAATAATACTAGAATATATATCTGATGGCTTATCTTATGATCAAGAAATGAGAGTACCTAAACTAGCAGAAGAAGCTGTATATGCTTATGTCATGCATGCTGTTATTGCTAGTAAAATAAATCAACCTGAATATATTGTACAAAGATTACGTAGAGAAAAAAGTGCTAAATTAAGAAATGCAAAAATAAGATTATCTAACATTAAATCTAATGAGTTTGTTCAAATAATGAGGGGCAAATCCAAGTGGCTTAAAAACTAAATTAAATGGCAGAAGTTAAAAATTCTTTTATTAAGTCCAAAATGAATAAAGACCTGGATGCCAGGTTGTTACCAAATGGTGAATATCGTGAAGGAAATAATATACAGGTAAGTAAATCTGAAGGTGCCGACGTTGGAGCGTTAGAAAATGTTTTAGGTAACGTAGAGATAGCTGACTTTAAAGTTTTATCAGGTTGTAACTGTAATCTTACTGCTATTGGTATGTATACTGATAATTTATCTGATAATATATATGTATTTTTAACTGATTACGATGAAACTCAAAACAATTATATAGTTCAAAACTTAAACTATTCTCCAACAGCAAATAACTATGTATTTCAACATAACGTAGCTAGTGGTCAATCTCTTATGCTTTTATCTGGAGCATTTTTAAATTTTTCTAAAAATAAACCTATATTAAATGTAAATTTATTAGAAGGTATACTTTTTTGGACAGATAATAGAAACCAACCTAGAAAAATAACTTTAAATAATGCTACGAGCAATGCAACTTCTTCAACAACTAATAGTTTTTATACTACAGAAGAACAAATTAGTGTAGCAACATATGCTCCGTATCAACCTATTAATTTATATTATGAAAAAACAGCTGCTTATAATGTAAATGGTGGCCAAGGTGCTACTGACCCTACAACGCCTACTAGTTCTGCGGTTACAACTATTAATATTCCATCAAGTACTTTACAAGGAGTAAACCCTACAGATTTAACAGGTGCTGTTGTTACAGCATCTACAGGTATAGCTGCTGGTACAGTTATTGTAAGCTATGTTGCTCCTACATTAACTATTAGTGCGCCAACAACGGGTATTATTCCTGTTAATACTACTATATTGTTCAATGCTAATACATTACCAGCAACAACTTATGGTAAATATGTAACTAGCATGTTAGATGCTACTACACAAACAAATCCTGATGGTTCAGCTAATGCTAATTATAATGCTAGTTTTAATGGTGATCCAGATTTTTTAGAAGATAAATTTGTAAGATTTAGTTATAGATTTAAATATATAGATAATACATATTCTTTAATGGCGCCTTTTACTCAAGCCGCTTTTATACCTAAACAAGATGGTTATTTTTTAGGTACTGCAAATCCTGTTTTACCTGGAAACACTAAAGACGAACAAAACGCCTATAGAAGTACTGTTGTTGATTTTATGGCTAATAAAGTTAATAACATTTTTCTTCAAATACCTACGCCACCATCAGAAACAAACGGTCAACCAGCTGCTTTTGGTATATTAGGAAAAGACTTAGCATCAACATTTCATGTGTCTGAAATAGAAATATTATATAAAGAGTCTGATTCTTTAGCTGTTAAAGTTGTAGATACAATACAGGCATCTGAATTTACAGGTTTAAGTACTGTTGATGGTGTTAATACTGATACTATTGTATATGACTATCAAAGTACAAAGCCTTTTAAAACATTGCCTGATTCAGAATTAGTAAGAGTTTATGATAAAATTCCTGTAAGAGCTCAAGGTCAAGAAATAATAGGTAATAGACTTGTTTATAGTAACTTTCAAAACAAACACACGCCACCAGCATCTATAAATTATAATGCTACTGCGTCTCAAAAATATACAGATTTTTCTATACCTATAACTAGTAATGAGTTTTCTCCATCACTTTCTACTACTTCGTCAGTAGAATATCCAATGCATACTTTAAAACAAAATAGAAATTATCAAATAGGTGTTATATTATCTGATAAATACGGTAGATCATCTACTACAATACTTTCATCTGCTACATCTCAACAAGAAGATGCTGATGGTTTAAAACTTTCTGGTGATACTATATATTTTCCTTACAATGTTGTTGATATAACTGGCTCTACTAATAATATAAACTCTTGGGTAGGTGATTCTATAAAAGTTTTATTTAATCAACCATTACCAGTAAGTAGACCTAATTTACAGTCTTTAGTACCAGGTGTATATAACGGTGATCCTACTAGTTCTGATTATAATCCACTTGGTTGGTATTCATATAAAATTGTAGTTAAACAACAAGAACAAGAATATTATAATGTTTATTTACCTGGTATATTAAATCCTTATCCTAAAGATATAAGTGTAACTGAAGATCCTCAAAATACTATTAACACAATTGTTTTATTAAACGATAATATTAACAAAGTACCAAGAGACTTAACAGAAGTAGGACCAGAACAACAACAGTTTAGAAGCGCTGTAGAACTATATGGTAGAGTTTCTCCTGAAGCTACTTCTACGCCAGCTTTTAATCAACAATATAACCCTTCATCTGCTAGCAATGTTATACCTAGCGTTAGTACAGTTGCTACTATTGGTAAACAAAATGATTTATTTGACAATACTACCAGCGTAGTGTTTAGTGAAATATATCAATCAATATCAAACCCTGAAATAGCTAGATTATCACAAGACGAAGCATTACCAATAGGTTCTTTACCTGTAGGCACACAAGGAGCAGCATATAATCTTTTATTAGGTATTTATGAAACTAAACCTTTTGATTCTTTATTAGATATTTATTATGAAACATCATCAACAGGTACTGTTCATCAATTAAACACAGCTATATTAGGTGGTAATTCAGCTGCTTCAGGTGTAACAAATACCACAGACGCTTCTACTGATGATTGGGTTTTTAATTTATATGAAAATATACAACAAGGCCAATCACCTAATCAATCGTTTACAGGATCATACACTACAGTTACCTCGCTACCTGATCAACCTTTTTATCCATATAAAACAAATGCGGCTGGTACAAGGTCTATTATAAATAATAGTAATATAAAAGGAGCTATTACATTAGCTCAATATACTGCTAATGGTGGTTTTGTAGCACAAGATGGTTTTAGTGTAACTAGATCAGATGGTGTAGATGTATCTAATAAATTTACATTGATAAAAAATACTGATTCTCAACCATTTAAGTATTTTATTTTAATAAATAATAATGAAAACTTTACATATGGTCCTGATTCATTTAATATAGATACTTACGAGTTTTTATTTGAAGAAGTAACTGATTTAGATACAAATATAATAACGCCAGTTACAGCTACAGGTAAATTAAGAAACATACAGCCAACTATTACAAATTGTACAACTGATGATTTAAATCCGGTTCCTGGTCAAACTATTATTAAACAATTTTTAGGAGTAAATGGTAGTCCAGTTGATCAACAACTAGGTTTATCTTGGCATGTATTAAATCAAAACCCTTCAGTAGATCTTGAAAATGGTGTACCTTTGATAGAAATAAATCAAGATGGTGAACTATTAAATAATACTGATTTGTTTCCTACAGGAATAAGTTTAACTGTTCAATTAAGAGATAGTGGGTATATACAAAATGCTTCTGAAACTTACAATGGTGTTGCATATGTTGATTGTCCTATAACAATAAATGCTGGTGCTGGATTTACAGCAGAACCACTTAATGAAAATTTTGGTAATTTTGAAAATTTATTAATTAATGCTGGCGCTGAATCGTCTACATTTATATGGGCAAAAGAAACCGATATAGTAAACGCTTATCAAGCCGCACCTTTACTTCAAAAAGATGGTGCTAATCCAGCTGAAATACCAGTAAATCCAAGAGAAAATATTACTATTAATACTGGTGTAAATGCTAATAGTACTGGTTTAAATAGAGTACAAACACCTCAAACAGAGGGTAGTGAAACATGGTATTGGTGGAACACAATAAGAACTAATAAAATATCCCTTACTACAGCCACAACTCAAGGTAGCATACAACTTAATCTTGGTAATAATACTGGGTCTAATGGAGTTGTTACGAATGCTAGACAAGTATCTACAGATTCTAGGTTAAATCAAAATTTTAATCCTGCAACAACTAATAGTGGGTTAGATACTTTAAACACAGGAACTGCTTTTATAGGTATAGATTATGTTTTAACTGATTATCAAGGAACAGATGATCAACCTTCTGTTATTTGGCCTACTTATTTACAATATAGAGCATCTTCAGCAGATGATTTTACTACTGCTACAGATATAGAAGGAAGACCAATACAGTTTGGTGGAACACAAGAAGGCGGAATATTAGTTAATGGTAGATTTACGAATGATGGTTCAGGCTCGCAATACATGGGTGATGGTATTATTTTTGATAATATTGAATCTCAAATTGGTACATCTAGTTCTAGTACAAACACAGAAGAAGCTTGGGTTAAAGATTCTTCAGAAACTAGATACGTAAGCAATACGGCTCCTGGAACTACTAATCATATATCTTCTAGAACAAACTATGGTGTTATAGGTAGAAGAGTGTTTGCGGTTGGAAAAAATCAAGCATATAGATTAGGAGGGGGTGTTGAAAATCCTGATGCTCCTGATGCTTTTGGAGAATACAGATTAGTAGTTAGATATCCTTACGGTAGTAACACTGCTGGTAATGTAAATCCTGCGTTAACAGTAAATAATATACCATCGGGCGCTGTATATGGAACTGATACAAAATCTAAATCAAACCAACAAGTGTATTTACGTTATGGTGATTTTTATCAAGGTAAAAGTTTTAGATATAGAATTAGTCAAGGTTTTGATTCAAGAGAAGAAGCAGAATCTCAACTTACGTTTCCTCAAGTAGTTTTTGCTAAAGAAGCTTATATGAGATACGTATCACATTTTTATACTGATGCTAATTTAACTAATGTTTATTTACCTCATAATTCATCTACAAAATGGCATTCATATATAGGTGAAGATATTAATTATTTTGGTGATGACAACGCAAGTCCTAATGCTTCTGGTATATATCCAGGTCAACTTTTCGAAGATATAGGTATTCCCTCAAGTTTGTATGGAATAACAAGAGGTAATAGAGGAGAAAACGATAGAAAATGGGTTGCACAATTTGATGCTGGTGGTAAAAAAGTACCTTATTATGCTAGCATAGCTGCTGGTGATGAACCTGCATATCCATGTGAATATAAAGGTACATTATGGACAGGACCACCAAATGGTACACAACAAGGGACAATGTCTATTACTCCTACACCTAGTAGCGCTAATATTGGTGACACATTAACACAAATATTTATAAACTTTAATAGTATTAGATTTAATCCTAACGCACCATCAGAGTCTCAAGCATTTTTTACTAAATTAAGTGATGGATCAACTACATTTAGTGCTGATCAACCTATAAAACAAGCTATAACTGAACTATCTGTTATTAGTGGTTTTTATCCTTTTCCAGCCACTCTTTCTTTTACTTGCGCTTTTGGTACAACAACTGTTACTTATCAAGAGGTTAATGGTTATTATAGTGTTATTATTAAAGATATAGTATTAACTGGAGGTTCAGCACAGCTTCAAGCATCATCAAACGCATATTGGACAGGCTTATAAGTAATTAGATTAATAAATGAGTAATAATAAATTATGGCAGCAACTATAGAAGTTAAATACTTTAACAGTTTTGTACTGAGAAAAACACTAGACTCTTCTGGAGCAGCCGCTTGGAATGGTTCTAAGGGAGATGGTACATATCCTGCTATGTCACCTAACAACGCAAATGCTAAAAACTGGGCCGTAGAAGAATCACGTATTAAAGGTGGTTTTAACAACACGAGTACTGGTTATGGTGTAAAAGCTTATTTAGTAGAAGATAATCCAAAAGGATCTGTTAGAATTAATTCTATGATATACTCTGGTATATTTAACTCTAGAACAGGTATAAATGATACTAATGTATTTTCTGTAGGTACAGATATAATTAAAAGTGTAGATCCTGCAAATGGCTCTATACAAAAACTATATGCTGAAGATAACTATTTACATATATTTCAAGAGAAAAAAGTAAGTAGAGCGCCAATAGATAAAGATATTATATATTCAGCTGAAGGTAGTCCTACTATTACAGCAAGCACAGCTGTTATAGGCGATATACAGGCTTATGTGGGTAATTTTGGTATTAGTAGAAACCCTGAAAGCTTTGCTTCGTATGGTAATAGAAGATATTTTACTGACAAAGATAGAAATGCTGTAATGAGACTTTCTTCAGGTTCTGGAGGTGGTGATGGCCTTACAGAAATATCTAACTATGGTATGATTGATTTCTTTAGAGATCAGTTTGGTGCTATGGGTGAAGGTAAACTTACTGGTGGTTGGGATATATACAACAAACAATATGTATTATCAATACAACCTCAAGATACTAGCATTGCTTATAAAACATTATCTTTTGATGAATCAGTAAATGGTTGGACTAGTTTATATTCTTATAAACCTGGTTTAATGCTTAGTTTAAAAAATAAGTTTTATACTATGGGACCATCTGATACTACAGACACAGATACAGCTGGTTTATATCAACACTATATTACATCACAACCAAGATGTAATTTTTATGGTGTACAAGATAAAGCTAGTATAAAATTTGTATTTAATCCTAATGTAAGCTTGTCAAAAGTATTTAAAACAATCAACTACGAAGGTAGTAATGGTTGGCAAGTAGATAGTTTTGTGTCTGATCAAACAGGTATAGGGTTTCCTAATATTGATTTTAGTAATTATGAAACAGTAAATACTCAAGACTCAACAGTTGCTATATACAGCTATAATGAAGGTTCATTTGATAATTATGGTAACTTATTTATAAATCCTTTAAATAGTCCTATAACAGAAAGTAATACACCATTAATACCGCCTGTAAATCATGCAGGTTTTACTAGAAAAGAAAATAAATACATGGCTAATCTTGTTAATAATAGTCCTGCGGCTCCAGGTGAAGTAGTATTTGGTGATGATATGACTGGTATTAAAGGTTACTTTGCTACTGTCACTATATCTACTGATACTTTAACAGATCCAGGAGGTATGAAAGAATTATTTGCAGCATCGTCAGACTATGTAGAATCAGCTTATTAATGAGTGATTTACAAACAAAATACGATAAAAAAGTAGAAACATTATTAAACACTATTTTATCTAAAAAATCTAATAATAAAATAACACATAATAAAGGTAAATTAATAAGAGGTAATCACGATTGGGGAGAGTTTAAACATGAGTTTGTTGATGGTATTTATTTAAGACAAATGATTTTAAATCCACTTGCAACTATTATTAGTGGTATACATAAAAGAGACCATGTGTGGATTTTATTAGAAGGAATTATAAGTGTTGCTTCGGCTGAAGGTACTGAAAATTATGAAGCACCATATGTAGGTTTTTCAAAAGCAGGAACTCAAAGAATTATTTATGCTCATGAGTATTCTATTTTTCAAAATATTTTTAAAAACCCTACAAATAATAAAAATTTAGATTATGTTGAAAAGTATAATTATGCTTTAAATAAACAAGAATATTATGAATATATTAAAAATAAATAAAAAATGTCAGGAGTAATATCAGGAGTTGCTACGGTAGGCGCATCCCTTATTGGAGGTATTTTTGCTAGTAGATCAGCTAGAAAACAAAGAAGACAACAAGAAAGATTAGCTGAACAAGCAAGAAAAGATAAAAAACAGATACAAGGAGAACTTAGAAGATTAGAAGGTAATAGACAAGCAATAATAAATCCTTTTGCAGGAATAACTGATTTGTCTGGGATGATAGAAGATACTTCTAGTTTATTATCAAATCCTTTTGCTAATTTAGGTGTTGCAACTCAAGCTGCTGAATTTCAAGCAGAAGAAGCTGATATAGCTTTAGCTAATACATTAGATACTTTACAAGCAACCGGCGCATCAGCTGGTGGTGCTACAGCTTTAGCACAGGCTGCATTACAAAGCAAGCGAGGTATTAGTTCTAGTATACAACAACAAGAAGCTCAAAACGCAAGAGCTCGAGCTGAAGGTGAAGCTAATTTACAAGCAAGAAAACAACAAGAAGCTGTTAGAGTGCAAAGTGCTAAATTTGGTGAAGCAGGTAGACTACAACAAGCAGATGTTGCTGGTAAAGAATTTGTATTTGGTCAACAAGAAAGAAGAGAGGGTGAAAGACTAAATAGACTACAAGCGCAAGTAACTAATCAAGCACAAGCTGAACAAGCATATAATGCAAACGCTGCACAAGCAGCTGCGGCTGGTACATCAGCTGTTGGTAATATAATTAGCTCTGGTGTTCAAGCAATAGGAAGTATAGGTGCAAATTATGCGGCTAACAAGGCATTAGACGACGGGTAAATTAATAAATTAATTATGGCAAACGGACAATCATTCTCAGGTAGCACTAAATATTATAATTCTGGCGCATACGAAAGCCCTACTAATCGTGGAGAAGTAAACTTAATTAGACAACAAGGTGCTATTTGGGCCAATACTATTGATGATATAGGTCAAATAACTAAAAATCTTGTAGATACTGAAAGAAGAAGAATTGATCAAAAAACTCTAGAAGCTGAAAAATTATTGTCTTGGAGTATAAATGAGGCTATGAAAAACAAAGACCAGGTTTATGATAATCTTGCTAAGCTTGGTGTTAATAATGAAACTTATAAAGGTGTAGCAGATCAAGCATTAAAAGAAAAGTCTTATACTGAAACACAGCTACAAAGAGGTAAATATAGTAAAGAAGAAAGACAAGAGCTTATGAAGCGTAGAGATAAAGCAGCTAAAACTTTATCTCAGTTAATACCAGCGATGGAAGCTAGAGAAAATATGATGACTGATATACAGTTAGAAATAGAACAAGGTAAAGCTAATACTTTAGGTGGTATGGATTTATCTGAAAACAATTGGGCCCATGCTGCTTATATAGCTAGTGGTTGGGGTGGTAATGATTCTAAAGAAATATTTTCTATTGGAGAAGATGGTTCTATACAAGTAACTTATTCAGGTGGTGGAGTTGATACAACAAACCAAGATGCTATTAAATTATATAATAGTACTCCTCAAGTAATCCCTGATATAAATAAAAACATATTAAGAATAGCTGAACAATCTCAAGTAACAGATAAACAAGGTAATCTTAAAGATGCTTATTATATAATGCAAAAAGACGCTAATGGTAATAATGTAATAGATCCTGACACTGGATTACCACAAAAAAAAGTATTTTATAAAGTACAAAACGGTCAAAGAATTGCTTATTATAAAGCTGATATGGCTAGAGCTGCTAGAGCTTTAGCGCCTCAACTAGGAGCACAATCAGCTACTTTGTTAAATACAGAAGGTGGTGCTCAATCTATTAATAGATATTTAGGTAATGATGAAGATTTAACAGCTGGTTATAATGCAAAGAGAGAATTATATGGTTTATATAAAGAAAGTGATGCAGTTGCTTTTAGAGATGCTTATTCAAAGTATGCTAACACTTTATTGCAAGGTAAAGAAATTATTGTAAGTAAAAACCCTATAGAAAAACGTCAACCACCAACTAGTGCTCAAATAAAAGAAGGAAAAAGAAAAGAGTTTGTAAATAATTTTTATACGAGCATAAAAGAAAATCTTTCTTTATTTGGTCTTGGACAAAGAACAGAAGGTGATATTATAGAAGGGGTAGAATACAAAGGAGATAATGTATTTACAGGCATTATAGATGTTAACGATCCTCAATTTAAAAAAGCTCTTCAATCTTTAAACCTTCAAGTAATAGATGAATTAGGACCTGAAGATGGAGAAGTTAATGAGTTTATAGTACAAGCTAACGGTATGGATAAAGTACAAAAATTTAGTATAACACAAGGTATGCCCGCTCAACAGTTTATTCAAGCAGCTTTATTATCTATAGATGCTACATATGATGAAGCTAAATCATTAGCATTTTTAGGTGACTTAAACCCTGAATATGAAAAAGCTGTTGCAGGTAGTATTGACGCTCGAGCATTAATTAATAAATACAGAAAAAAATAGAATTCAATGGAAGAACTAGAAACAATAGTTCAGGGCATGATCGACGATGGCTATGGAGAGGATAGTATAAAAGAAGTTGTAGAAGCTTGGGACGCAGGTGCCAGACCAGAACCAGTAAAGACATCGACCACAACTCCGGATGCGGCTGTGGAGACGGAAGTAGCATCCGATTTAAAATTTTCGGATACAGAATCTGCTTATCCAAAAGATGAAGAAGAAGAAGGTTTTTTAGATGTATTAGGTTCATTAGCCGCTAGAACTGGTAGAGGTTTTACAGAAGCAGCTGTAGGATTAAGTAAAGCTACTGATTCTTTAATATTTGCTGCTGCTAATATATACGATTCAGATAGATCTATTGAAGAAAAAAAAGCATTAAGAGATATGATAGAGGCTGGTTTTTATCAGCCAGGTATATTTAGTACAGATAAATTAGAGAACATATCAGATTGGTTTAGTTCTCATGTTAGAGAAACTGAATCTGAATCTGTAACAGAGGCTTTACAATCAGGAAACTTTAGTGAAGCTGCTGAGCTTACTATAGGTGGTGCTTTAGAGTCTATGCCTTCAATATTAGCTGCTTTTACTGGCTATGGTGGTATTGCATTATTTGGAGCTAGTGTTGCTGGTAATAAATTTGATGAAGAATTTGATAAAAACCCAGAAGAAGCATTAGGTACTTTATATGCTAATGCTGCTGGTAATGGTATTATTGAAGCTGGCTTTGAATTAGCCACAAGAGGTTTATTGAAACAAGCAGGTTTTATAGCTGGTAACTCTGGAAAAAGAGTTGCTAAACAATTTTTAGCAGATGGTGCTACATCTATGGTTAAAAGAATGGGCTGGAGTGTTGCAGGTGAAGGTGCGTCTGAAGCCGCAACAGAAGTTACTTCAATGTTGTGGGATAATTTTGATGCTTTAGGTGTAGGTGTTGAAGATGCTGCTTTAGATTTTAGTATAACAAAAGATGCAGATGGTTATAAACTTGGTGAAAGTATAGTAAGAACTTTAGATGCAGGTATTATAGGTGCTTTTATGGGTGGTAGTATTACTACAGTAGGACAATTAGGAGGTGCTACTTCTACAGCGAGAAACAGAGCTGAAACTTTATTAACAGATTTTGAAACAAGAAGAAAACAAAATAGTGATGCGGTAAAAATATCTGAGTTAGCTAAAGGTCTTGAAACAGAAACTGATCCAATAGTAAAAAAAGAAATAAACAAAACAATAAAAGCTTTAGAGCAAAATATGTTTGTTAGAAAAAGAGCTAATTCTAGGGTAATAAACAATATGACCCAAGAAGAATTAGTTGAACAGTTTGATGTTATAAATCAAATGGAAGAAAATAGATCTGCTTTAAATAGAATTAAAGATAAAAGAACTCAACCGGCTAAAATATTAAAGCGAAAATATGAAGATTTAAGAAATCAAAAACAACAATTACACGATCTTGTAATACAAAGAGTTCAAGATACTGATATTAAAAATGTTGAATCATTAGCTGAAGAGTTTGCTCAAGGATCAGAATCTCTTACTCAAGAGCAAATAGATGAAAAGTTTAAAAATTTACCTTCAGAAGATAGAGCCGCTAATGGTTTTGTTGATCCTGATACTGGTAAACTTATTATAAATAAAACTAGAATTGAACAAACTAAAAATATTAATACTGGCGCTCATGAGTTTTTACATACTATTTTAAAAAGAGCTGGTATTTCAAATCCAAAAATATTAGAAGATTTTAAACAAATATTAAAAGACAAAGGTCAACTTAAGGCTGTAGAAAAAAGAATTAATGCTGTAGATGAAGCTGGTAAAAGATTATATAGTACAGAATATTTAAAACAAAATCCAGATGAATTTTTTACTCAATTTTCTGAAGCGTTAAAAGATGGTGATATTAGATTTGATGAAGGTTTATTTGGAAAAATAGAACAATTTTTATCACCTTTACTAAAAGCAGTAGGATTTAAAGAATCAGCTGGATTTAATAGTGGTGCTGCTATATATGAGTTTATGAAAGGTTACCAAACAAGTATGTCTGAAGGTAAGCTAAATAAAGATATAGAAGATTTAGTTAAATCTTTACCTGTAGAAGAAATACCTGTAGAAGAAACAACTACTCCAACATCTAAAGAAGCACAAGCATTAGAAGAAATATTTGAAACTCAAGGAGTTGAAGGTGCTTTTGAAATATTAGAAGGTCCTGTTGTAGGTAATATTGTTAAAAAAATATTAAATAAATATGAAAATGTACCTGGTTTTGATAGAGAAATATTATCCGATGAAATAAAAACAGGTAAAGATGGTATATTAGATCTTATACAAAATTATCCTAATTACGTAAAAAGACAAAATGCAGCTGGAAAACCAGTTGCGCCACTAACTGGATATATTAATTCTTCATTTGGTACTGGTCCTAAGTCTTTTAAAAAATATATTAATATAGCTAAAAGAAATTTAGGTGAGCAGTTTGTTGAAGATATAGATCAAGCTACAGGTGTTATAGCTAAAGAAACAGCTGAAGATGTTGTTGTTTCAAAAGATACACAACCTAAAAAAAGAACATCAACCTTAAGGAGAAAGTTAGATATAAAACAAGGAGATGATTTATATAATTTAGTTAAAAAAGTTTCTAAACAAATATTTGGAGAATCACTACCAGATACTAAACTTAGAGCTTTTGTAAATAAAAAAGCTAAAAGTAGTAAAAATTTATTTAAAGATGTAGCTAATTTAATGGGTGCAGAGAAAGCAATAGATGATCAATTTTTAAATAAAAACATATTAGATATATTAAAAACTTTAACTCCTAGTGAAAAAATAAAACTAGAAAGATTATCTAAAGGTGAAAAAGTATTAGCTAAACTAGGACCAAGACTTAGTAGAGTTCAAGCTAAAAAAGCGGTAGATGAAGGTTTATTACCTAAAGATACTAATTTAAATTCTGGGCCTAGAATAGCTGAAAGTTTACCAACCACGCTAGAACAAGCCAAAGAATTTTTTACTCAAAAAAGAAAAGCAGGATTAGTAGGTGTGTTAGTAGAAAGACTAGCCGCTGATGCAGCTCCTGAAGTAACTAGTGAATTAGTTAAAGAAGGTAAAATGACTGAATCTAAAAGAGCTAAAGTACTTAGTGAAATAGATAAAGATCCTGATATTATGTTTAGTAAAGAGGTTGAGGAATTAATTTCAAATGAAAACTTTGATTTAGGACTAAAAGATGTTAATGCATTATTAAAACTTAATAAACTTTCTCCTGTAATTACAGTAAAAACCGTAGAAGATATACCAAAATATATAGAAGCTTTAAAAGAATATGTTTTTCCTTTACTTCCTAAAGAAGCTTTTTTTGGACCTGGTGGAGGTACTGCTTTTACATCTAGTAGTAAAATACTAGGTAATAATTTTGGTTCTTTAAAAGATGCTGATGGAAATACTATATATGAAAATGGTAAACCAAAACAAAACCCTGTTTGGGCTGAGTTTACAAAACAAATTAAAGCTTTAAAAAATGATTCAAGTATTAAATTTGGTAAACCTATAGATGGTGTTACAGATTTTAAAATAAAAAGTTATAAAACTTTATTTAATACACCGGCTAATATTAGAAAAAATATAGCAAATGGAGAAATAAAAAAGTTTAATGATAAAGTTTCTTTAATACATAAAGCTTTATGGGAAAGAATAGATAAATCTATTAGAGATACTAAAAAGAAAAGCGCACCAGCTATTGCTACTTATTTAAGAATAACAGCTAATGATACAGGTCATTGGCATAAACAAGGTGCTAATTTTGTAGGTTATTCTAGTAATCCTAAAGGAATAACAAACTCTAAAGGAAAAACAACTTTATATGAATATGAGCATGCTATGCCTGCAACGGCGGCTTACATGTATTTATTAGATGTTTCATTAAATAACGGTAATTTTAAACCTGCTTATAAAGCCGTAATGGATAACTATAAGTTAATAGCTTTAGACAAAGCACAAAATGCTAAATTAGGTAAAGCTAAACTAGGTAGAGGAATGCCTAAAGGATGGATGCTTGGTAAAAACTTTTGGTGGCAAAGATATTTTAATCCTGAAGTAGCTGCTATTGAAGGAGGTATACCACCTAATTCTATTACAATGGAAAATGGTAGGTTTATGGGTGATCAATTAGGTATAGATGTTTTAGGTAATAAAACTACTAAAACAATTCAATCTAGTAAAAAACTAGCTGCAGAGTTTAATAATAACATGCTTCCGCCTATGGAAAAATTATCATCAAAAGATCTTACCAATCAAGAAGTATTAGATAAAATGGCAGAAATTGATGATGTAAATACTGAAAATGAATTAGTTGCAAGTAAAGAAGCTGAACTTAGTGAAGAGTTTAATAAAATAATAGAAGGAAAAACAGGTATAGGTAAAGATAAAAGATATTCAAGAGTTAAAGCAGAGGTTGTAGGTGCTAACAAGGGTAGATTTAATTGGTTTATTCCACCATCAGCTGAAGATTTTGTAGGTTTATTATATAAAACATTAGGTAGGGGTAAAGTTGGTGATACTCAAATGGCGTGGTATAAAGCTCATTTATTAAATCCTTTTGCTAGAGCAATGGATAATATATCAAGAGACCGTGTAGCATTAATGAATGACTTTAAGGCTCTTAAAAAAGAATTAAAAGTTGTACCTAAAACATTAAAGAAAAAAATACCAGGTGAAGGTTTTACTCAAGAACAAGCAGTAAGAGTTTATATATGGAACAAACAAGGTATGAGTATTCCAGGTATGGCTCAAGGTGATATAAAAGAACTTACTGATTTTATAGAAAAAAATCCTGATTTAGTTATATTTGCTAATCAACTAATTGAAATGCAAAAAGGTGATCAATACGCTCAACCAACAGAAGGATGGTTGGCAGGTAATATAACAACTGATTTAATTGAAGGTATAAATACAGTTAAAAGATCTAAGTATTTAGAGGTGTGGCAACAAAATGTAGATGAAATATTTTCAGAACCTAATTTAAATAAGCTTGAAGCTGCTTATGGTAAAAATTATAGGGTAGCATTAGAAAATATATTAAGAAGAATGAAGACTGGTAAAAACAGATCTTTTGGTGGTGATACTTTAACTGGTAGAGTAACTGATTGGCTTACAAACTCTATTGGTGCTATCATGTTCTTTAATACTAGATCAGCTGTACTTCAAACAATATCAGCTATTAACTTTATTAATTTTAGTGATAACAATATATTTAAAGCTGGTAAAGCGTTTGGTAATCAAAAACAATTCTGGTCAGATTTTAAAACATTATTTAATTCAGACTTTTTAGTTGAACGTCGTGATGGTTTAAGACTTAATGTAAACGAAGCCGATATAGCTGATATGGCTAAAAAAGGTGGTGTAAGAGGTGTTATAAGTGAATTACTTAGATTAGGGTTTTTACCTACGCAAATAGCAGATAGTTTTGCTATTGCATCTGGTGGTTCTACTTTTTATAGAAATAGAATAAAAGCTTTAGAAAAACAAGGCGTGTCTAAAAAAGAAGCTGAAACTCAGGCATTTCAAGATTTTAGAGAAACTGCAGAAGAGTCTCAACAATCAAGTAGACCTGATAGAATTAGTCAACAGCAGGCGGGACCATTAGGACGTATTATATTAGCTTTTGCTAACACTCCAGCCCAATATGCTAGATTAATTAAAAAAGCCGCTAGTGATCTTAAAAATGGCCGAGGAGATGCAAAGAGCAATATATCTAAGATAGTATATTATGGTATTGCACAAAACTTAATATTTAATGCTTTACAACAAGCTTTGTTTGCTTTAGCGTTTGATGATGAAGAAGAAAAAGATGAGAAAAAAGAAAAAAGATACATCAATGTAATTAACGGTATGGCAGATAGTATTTTACGTGGAGCAGGTATTAGTGGTGCTATATTTTCAGTATTAAAAAATGTATCATTAAGGTTGAGTCAAGAGTCTGAGAAAAAATCACCTGAATATCAAGATGTATTAGTAAAAGAAATAGCTCAAATATCTCCACCTATATCATCTAAACTAGGTAAGCTTAGACAAGCAGGTAGATCTTATTCGTGGAATAAAAAAGAAATGATGGAAAAAGGTTGGTCTATTGATAATCCAGCCTATTTAGCTGCTGGTCAAGTTATAGCAGCTACTACAAATATACCACTAGATAGAGCTTTTAAAAAGATAGATAATATTAGAAACTCTAGTGATTCAGACTTACAAGCTTGGCAACGTATAGCATCTCTTGCTGGTTGGTCTGACTGGGAGTTAGGTATTAAAGATGAAAAACCTAAATCAAACAAAAGAGTTTCTAAAAGAAAATCAAGAAGAGTATCTAAAAAAAATAAATAACATTAAATATGAATAACGAAAAAAAAGAAGTACGTCATTACATCGGTGCAGCCGGCATATTTACTTTAATCATATTATTACTAATATTTCTAAGTTATGTAGAAATACCACCAGTAAATAAAGACTTATTCGTGGCCATCGTAGGAACACTAGTTTCTAGTTTGGGAATTGTTGTGTATGTTATAATAGGGCAACAACCGGATGAGGTTAATAAATTACAAAAGAAAAATGAATCATTAGAATCAATGACTCATCAAATGGAAAAACGTAATGATCAATTAGAAGAAATGATAATTGACATGCAAAAAGAAATGATAGAAAAATTTACTTCAAAAAGTTGTAACTGTAAAGATAAAGAATAATGAAAAAAAGCCCATTAATGATCAAGATAAGTGCTAGTTGTAAAGCAGCAGCTAAGAAAAAATTTAAAGTATATCCAAGTGCATATGCAAACATATGGGCTTCAAAAACACAGAAAAAAGGTAAGTGCTAATGGGCTTTAATATACATAACAGACACTCTAATAGCCCTTTAGCTTGTTGGAAAGGATACGAAAGAGTTCCTGGTACAGCAAAAGGAGCCAAAGGAAGTTGTAGAAAATCATCTGGTCCTGCTCAAAAAGGATCTGTAAAAGGTGGAGGTACTAAAAAAGTATGTTTACCTAAAGCAAAGATTGCTAGCATGAGCCAACAAGAAAGACAAAAAGTTATAAGTGCAAAACAAAAAGCTGGTAGAGCTGGTAAGTATAAAAGATCTAGTAGTAGCAATGTTACTGGTACTGCTAGTAAAAATTTAAAAGACTGGATTAAACAAGACTGGAGACAGGTTGGTGATCCTAGTAAAAAATGTGGAGAAAAATAATATGCAATACTTTAATATTACAGAATTTGACAGTCCCGACCAAATTGGTAGTGGTCGAGTAATGAAAGAAAATATATTAGAAATGTTGGATATGGCAAGAGGTAAGTTTGATAAAGCCATACACATAAACAGCGGTTATAGAACTAAAGAACATAATAAAAAAATAGGTGGAAAAAAAGATTCTGCTCATTTAAAAGGATATGCTGTAGATATACATTGTAATAATTCAAGAGATAGGTATCATCTTGTTAATTGTTTATTAGATGTAGGATTTAATCGTATAGGTATAGCTAATACATTTATACATGTAGATGCTGATCCAGATAAAGATCCAGATGTAATTTGGATATATTAAAAGGAACACGATAAAAATGGGCTTCCACCCCCAAAAGTTCCTGCAATTGAAGGGAGATCATTACGGTCTCCCTTCATTATTTCTAGCCGTCACAAGACAAACACTCTTCATCCATAGCTGCAGCTGCTATGTCGCCTCTAAGAACAGATTCTGTTCTCATATAGTATAAGGTCTTAATACCTTTTTTCCATGCATCTAAGTGAACTTTATTAATCCATTTAGGTGTTGCTTCAGAAGGAAATGCTAGGTTTAAACTAACTCCTTGATCTATATATTGCTGTCTTATACCTGCTTGATTAACTAATTCTAGTTGATTTATTTCTTTAAATGTTTTAAATACATCCTTAGCTGGTATATCATTATTAAACATTAAACCATCTAGTTCTTTTACATCTTGAACTGAGCCGCCATCTCTTAATATTTTATCCCATATCTTTTCAGTATTAAGTTTATTTCTACGTAAAAACTTAACTAGTGTAGGGTTTTTTCTAATAAATGTACCTTTAGCTGATTGTTCTGTAAATACATTTGCAGCCCATGGCTCAATACCAGGTGATATATTACCTGATAGTTTACTATTACTAACAGTTGGTGCTATAGCTCTAAGATGAGTATTACGCATACCAGTTCCTACGCACCATAATGGTTCGCCGTATGTTTCAGCTAGGTTTCTACTGGCTCTATCAGATTCTATTTTAATCTGACTAAATATTCTACGTGTTTCATATTGTGACAATAGCCCTTCAAATGGTATACCTTTTTCTTGTAAATAAGTATGCCAACCAAGTACTCCTAGGCCTAATGCTCTACCTTTACTAGCTGATCTTACAGAGTTTTCAAAACCTCTTAATCCTTTAGCTCTATGTATAAACTCTTCCATAACACCATCTAAAAACCATATACTATCATATATAAGATTAGTATTTTTCCACTCATCATACTTAGCTAAATTTAAACTAGATAAACAGCATACAAAACTATGGTTTTCATCTGTATGTAAAGTAATTTCACTACAGATATTAGTCATATGAACTTTTAAGCTGTTCGACTTGTAAGCATCTGGATTAGCCTTGTTTGTATTTCCTTTAAAGAGGACATATGGCTCGCCTGTAGCTTTTCGTTTTTGAAGTAACTTGGACCACTTATTCCGTGCATTTGTATCTCCACTTTCGAGTCTTCGCATAAACTTATCGCCAACGACAGCACACTGATGTAAGTTAAGAGATTGACGATTGACGTCCCCTTTAGGTTCTCTGATTTCCAACCATTCATCGAAATCAGCGTGTTCAATATTGATATTAACGGATGCAGCCCCTCTACGTACTGATCCTTGGTTGGTTGCGAGTATAGTTGAGTCATAGATCTTGCAAAAAGGGACAACTCCATCTGATGTTCCATTACCTGTAATTTTAGATCCGGCGGGTCTTATCATATTTATACCGACGCCTACGCCACCACCGTGTTTAGCGAGCAGCATCATTTCTAGATTTTTTTGCCCTATATCACTTATACTATCAGCGACATCAATACCAAAACAAGATATAGGTAAGCCTCTATCAGTTCCAGTGTTAGAAAGAACAGGTGAAGCTAAACATAGCCAACCATTCCATATGTATTCAAAAAACGTAGGTGCTAATTCAGGTTTATATAAACGTCGTGCCACAGTTTTCGATACTCGCATATAGGCTTCTCTGGGTGTTTCACCTTGAAGTAAGTATCCTCCACTAATAGTTTTTTTATAGACATCAGTATTTCCCCAATTAGGGTAATCTTCTCCTTTAATCCAATCATTATTCCACATTTAAATCTAGTTTCTTTTCTTGTTCTTTTTTATTTCTTTTTTCTTCAGCTTTTTTCATTTTATTTACTATTTTATCCCACTCTTTTTCACCCATAAACAATTGTAAAGCTGTTATAGTTCCACGTGATAATGAATCTATTTGTTGTATTTCTAATATAAGTTTTTGAGATACTCTAATTAAAGAATCTATTTTCTTTTGCATCTCTACTAATGTACTTTCTTTCATATGTTTTTACTTAATATAATTGGACTTGCATCTTCGTGATGATTTACTTCGTAATGATTATCAAATTCTTTTATAAGAACTTTTTTATTTTTAAATCTACGAGGATATCTTTTTAATACGTATTCTTCTATGTTCATGCGTTTAATAAATAAATTGTGTAGCCTATCATAACGTTTATATTAACCGCTACTAAGTTCCATTGTTTTGCTAACCATACTTGAGGTATGCAAATAAGACCTCCTATTATATATAATATAGGACCAATATTACCTTGGTTTAATACATACGGAGCTATCATAATAAAACCTGTACCCATATATCCTAGTCTATTTGATATACGTTCTTTAGCAGATAATCTTCTCTGTTTTACTAATAGTTTTAAAAAACTTCTTTTTTTCATTTACCAAATATCTTCAAAATCTTCTCCTTCGTTAGCCTTTGCGTAATCAGTAGGCCTAACACTAAAAAAGTCAGTATGAGTATGCCCCCCGGTAAGATGGTAGAACCAATCAAGAGCTTTTGCTCCGTCTTTGTCAAACTGAAAGTACTCCCCGTGGTGCTCGTAGCCGAGTTCTGTAATTTTTTCATTGAGTCTTTTTCTAATGAATTGTTTAAGGTCGTAAGCTTTAAGATTTTCAATGTCTCCAAGTTCGAACATTTTGTCAATATAGTTTTCTTCTGCTTCGAGCATTGCTGTTGCAGCATCCAATATGTCTTGTTCACAGTCTTTTAATAATTTATTATTTTCTTTACACATATGACGAAAAAGTGTACAACCCATCTTACTATGCAACGACTCATCGCGCACACTCCATTTCATCTGTTGTCCTACTCCTTTCAGTAAATTTCTTAACTGAAAACTATATAGAACAGCGAAGGCAGAGTACAAGCTAACACCTTCAGCAAAGGCGCTAAAGACTGCAAGGCTTCGTGCAATTCCAGTATGTTCACTTCCATCATAACTAACTAAATTATCAAAGCGTTCCATTGTTGCTTCGTCTTGTAAGAACGCTTCAAAATTTTCAAGACCAAGAGTTTCATTTAAATAACTATATGCAACAGCATGTATTGTTTCTTGCGAACCAAACATCATTGCCATTTGTTGAATTTCATGCTTCGGAAACCATGATACAACTTTCTGTGTCCAATAGTCTGACACAGCACATTCTGTTTGAGCAAAGCCCAACAGTATATTGCCTACTAAATTTTTTTCTTCTGGTGTAAGCTTTTCGTTCCAATCTTTAATATCGCTTGACATTGATATTTCAGTATGAAGCCAGAATGCTTGAGCCTGTTTAAGCCACCCTTCAGTATAGTATTCAGGGTACTCAAAAGGCTTGTAAGGTACTCTTACGTCAAATAATCCCATATATATTAATCGTTAAATATTTCTAAACAAATATCTACAAATGGTAGATATATTACGTGCTGCACAGAATCTGAATGAGGATAACTTCTAGCTCCTATCAAAACTCCTGGGTAGAACCCAACAGTTAGTTCCCAATTTTTATCCATAGCATTTTATATTATTTTCTTCTTGTAATTTTACTAAATCTTTGTAATACATATAGCCTTTAACTTCAAACCTCCATTTAATCCACTTATCAATTTGTCTTTCAGCATATTTTCTACGAGCTATTTGTTTTGTGATTCGAGTATTAATCTTATCGTTTCGTCGCATTCTTTTTGATTTTGTGGTTTATATATGGTAGTTGAATCTAAATTATCTAAAACATATTTTTTAAACATCTTCCATTTAATTGGAAAACTTTCATTAGCTCTACCTTTTGTTTCTATTATAAATCCTTTACCTATAAAATCAGGTGTGTATTTAATATTAATTATATTTTTATTACCTCTGTTTTTAAAAACTCCTTTACCATTAGCACACCTTTCATATGCTGGTTGATCAAAGTTAAATCCAGGAAACAATTCAAATGTAACACCTTCATATTTAGCTTTTATTTTAGCTTTTTTTAAGGCTATATACATATATTTTTCAAGTCCAGAAGCAAAAGTAATACCGTCATATGATATTTTTTTTGATTGTACAGGTCCTTTTTTTCGTTTATATTTAGTCTTCATGTGCACGTTTTATCATAGCTTCTTCAATCTCATCACTTAAACAACGCTTAGCAGCTTCAATATAAAGTAGTGCATCCATTAATTCTTCTTGTACGTCTACTAAAAATCTATTAAGATCTTTTGTTTGATGTTTAATTTCTTGCATCATAGTAGCACCATACTTTTTTTGGCCAATAAGACTACGCTCATCCATCTTAGCTAAGACAGCTTGAACTATTTTATCTTCTGTTTTAATCCTCATCTTTAACAAATGTTCCGTTAACCATTTTACCGGTACGTTTATTAATTACTTTATATGCTGAAGCTATACAACTTTCTATATTATAGCCTTTTAAATAAGCCAAGTTAGTTAATACAACTACAATATCACCTATTGCATCTACAACTTCTGGCTCATCATCTTTTAATAAAGCTTTAGCAAGCTCGCCACACTCTTCTTGTAGTTTTACATATTGAGTTTTAGCATCGCCTGTAGCATATATACCTCTTGTGCTAGCCCAATCACGTATATTATTAAACATTTTTAAGGGTTTTTTACTACAAGTTTTTGTTTGTGGTGTGTGTTCTGGATTAAAATAAGCTTCATAAAAAGCTTTATTGTATATATAACATCTTTTATCGTTAAACATAGATGTTTTTGCGTTGTGTAATATCCAAGGTATGTTCTCTTTTGTTATATTAAACTGGCCGAACCCTGTTTTCCATGTTAAACCTATGTTATTCTTTAATTGTTTTTCAAGCTCAGCGCTTGAACAAGGGAATGTTGAGGTTTGTTCTGTTGCGTTTATTTTCATTTTATTAAATAAGTTTTTATATTTTTTCATGTCTACTTTGTAGCCATAAGACTTTTGAAGTTCTATCTCCTTGTCAGATATATAGTCTATATCTTTACTAGAATCAAGAACTTCGTACTCTCCTTCTTTATAACCTTGTATAAGTGTAACCCTTTTATTAAGATTACTTGTTACACCTATTTTTTTACCCGGTATATGATATAAATAATACATATTTAGAATTTTAATTTGTCGTTGTAAATGTGTAGGTTGTGTGCAAAATGATAGTATGTGCCAACTTCAATAGATAATCTCTCTGCAACCATTTTCTGTAGCATTGAAAAACAGTATTGGTCATTGCAAAAACCATACCAGAGATCATTAGAACGCATCAGAACAGCCATATTAAGAGCTGGGTTCTGTCTACCTGTTAGCTTTTGATCATATAATATAGTAAATTGTATTGCATAAGTACATGGTGTATCTTTTGCATACGTATCTATTTCTTTACCATCATATATAGATATAGCAGCATGCCTAGTATCTTTTACTGTTTCTAGTTTAGCTATAACTTTATCTATTTGATCATTTCTATTCCATTGCCAACCATAATTAGATCTTACACAACCATTGCTGTCCATCATTTTATACCAGATTGGCGCCTTCTTAGCAATATCTTCCGCGTTAGGATTTCCTGACAGATACCAGTTCCATTCTCTTTCAGCATACGTAATATTCCAATTACGAGACTTGTTGTGTATAGAATTTTGAAGTGGGTCGTTAAGCGTAAACCCCACGTTAAATAAAGCTCTTGTATCAGCAAACTCAACACCTTCAGTAGCGATTTTAGTGTAGAAATAATTGTATGCATCACTTGCGTTATTAAAATTATTTTTTATGTTTATCATAATAATATTTTTGCATTCTTCTAACCTCTTGATGTATGTTTTCGTGTGTATATACGTTAGGAGATAGATGAGGTTTTTCACCTTTTTTATATGGTCCTAATCTTATTTCTATATACCACTCTTCTGGTTGCAAACCAGGTTTAGTAGGTACAGGACTAATTCTAACGTTATTATTTATACACCAAGAATTTATTTCATTTTCTTGTTTACTCATTGTAGGATAATTATAACTTAATCCTTTATGACTTGATTTTTTTTTGGTTCTACGTTGTTGTCTTTGATCTACTCCCATGGCATAGGTTCATTTTCTTTAACCACATTATGATGAGGTATAAAACAACCAGATGCTGCATCCCATTTAAAATGAGCTTCAGCTCCATTTTCACCTAAGTTTTGAAATTTAACCTTAAGTATTTTAGCTTTGACTGTTTTTTCTTCATAATTTCTATGTACTAATATACCATGATAACTAGCATCATACCATTCACCACCACCTTTTATATTATACATATTAGGTTCTTCTATTTGACCGTCTTTATCTCTGTACATTTTAGTAGGATGAGCTACAATAAAAACTAATACATCAAACTTTTTAGCAAAGCTTTCTATTTTAGTAAGATATTCCATTGTATAACGATTTATATCTTCTGTTTTACTATCAACATCTCTTATTTTATTAAATGGATCTATAACTAAACATTTAATACCTTTACGTTTTACAAGCTCAGCTCCTTTTCTTAACACAGATTCAAGAGTATAACGCTCCATATCAATAAAGAAAAAATTATCATTAATATGGTTAGCAACTCTATTCCATTTATCACTTTTAATATCACCTCTTGTTGGCATACCCTGCCAAGTTTTACGCATTAATTTATGTGCGTGTAAATATGTAGGTGCGTTTTCAGGTGAAGCAAATGCTGTTTTCCAACCATAATTTATGTTATAACCAATAACCATTTGATCCACAAAATCAGATTTACCGCTACTCGGTATACCAGTAACAGTAATAAACTGCCCAGTATAAGTACTAAATATATCATCAAAATTTTGTAAACCAACTTGATATCCTGGTTTAAACCCGTTTTCCACAAAGTCTGTAACTTCATTTTCAATATCTTTAAATGTAGTGACATTTTCAAGAGGAACAGGTCTAGCTTGGTTAATCCTTTGAACGAGTTTTTGTTTTCCATGTTTTAATAAATATTCGTTAGCATCTTTACAGTCTTCAAACGTAGCTAAAAAACAAACTTCAGCACCAAGACGTCTTATAAGTTCTTGCTGTAATGCTTGACCAGCTTCGTCTTGATCTACTGCTAGTATTATTTTTTCTTTCTTATCAAAATAATCTATACAGTTGTCTAAATAATCTAAATTATTAGAGTTTAAAGTAGCTCCATTTGGTACAGAAACCACGTTAGGTATGCCAGCTTCATGACAAGATAAAGCGTCCATTTCTCCTTCCACAATAACACAGCTATCATAACCCACAATACTATTAATATTGTAAAATACTTTTTCTGCTCCTTTGAATAATTTAAAATTCTTTCTACCATCTCTATATTTTATATTGATGAGCTGATCACCCATCATGTAATTAAAATGTATAGTATTCTCTTTCTTACCGGTTTGAGGCATAAACTCAAGACCTTCACCGACCTTGAGATCGGTTAAAGTCTTTTGAGATATTCCTCTTGTATTAAACCAATCAACAACTTTACTCTGTAGAAGTTTATAAACGTATTCATCAGGTCTTGTATAGACCTTTTCACTAGCTCCTTTGCGTTGATAAGTATGTAGTTGAAAAGTAGTATTACAATTATGACAAGTACCAAGGCCACGATCCCAATCATAAGAAGCACATTTTGCTTTTTGATTTTTAGGTTTTCTTTTAGATGAACACAGGGGACAAATCCCCTGCGTTTTTTCATCTAGACCGTATTGATTGTATTTATCAATCAAAAATCCGTTGATCTCTTGTTGTTGCATAAGTTAAAACGGTAAGTCGTCTTCTACTTTAGTTTTAGCTGGAGCTGCTTGAGGTTGGTCTGTTCTAGGCGCAGGCTCAACGTTTTCTCCGTTAGTCCATACAACCTTACAATTACCAAGATAAACCTTAGCAACCTTTGCTTCTCTTTCTTCTTTTGTTTGTTCTATTATAACTGGGCCTTGATTACCAAATTGATCAACCTCATCGTTAAGAGTTAAGCTGATTGGTAAGTATTTACCTTTTGCTCCAGTTATAATTTTACTTTTATCAATCTTAGTAAGATCAATACTAGTTTTAATTATTGATGCCATTATTAATATGTAGCCAATTGGTTAAACATTCTTACTAACTGTGGCTTTGTAGCTCCAGTTGTTCTACGTAAATTGTCAACTGCTTTTACATGGCTTTGATTAGTGTAAAAATTGTTAACGCTTGTGTTCATACCTGTAACATCACAGGTTCTTTTTCTAGTTCGTGCCATAATTAAAGTGTTTCTGTTTTAAAAAATTGTTTAGAGTCAAAATCTTTAGTCTTAAAAAATAATTGGTATTGTGCTACTGCTTCTTTTACTTTATCTTGACCCTTTTCATAAAATGAATCGGAGCAATCGCATATTTTAATTTGGTGAGTTATTTTATCTATGACAATAAAAACCATTTCATAGTTAAATAATGTTCTATATATAAATGCTTGGCTGTCATAATTATAACGTGAAGCTGAAAATCTAAACTTTTCTATATCTGAAGTAGTCTTCAAATCTACAATTAGTTTTTCGCTATGATTAATTATATCAGCTTTACCTTTCCACATTTCACCTTCTATCTCAGCAATACCTGGTATCTCATACTCTACTTCTCCGGTTTGAATAAGATCTTTACAGACGTTATTGGCTAAAACTTTTTCAACCATTAATTCTATTTGATCAACCTCGTGTTGTAGTAGACATAATTCACCTTCTGAGATCTCTTTATACACTTTATTGTTCCTTGTAGCCGACTCAATAACTTTAAAGTTTTTAAGTTTGTCAGGCTCTAGTATAGCGGTGTGAAAATAACCGCCTACTAGAAACGCTGGACGTGGTTGCGATGGTTCGTACAGTGCTAAAGGATTTTTTAATAGCGTAGATATGTTTGAATTACTTAAGTATTTTTGGCCAATACCATTATAATACTCATCATCGTTTTTTAACGCTGTTAAAACCTCTTTATGTGTCATTTAGAGTGTTGTTAGTTCCTGCTCAACTTCTTTAGTTAGTGCATACTTGGCTTTAATAGTCTCTAATTTACCTCCTGCTTTAATAAACTGTTTAGCTTTAGCTATTTGATCTTTAGACATTGCTCTATTATGATCGTTAACAGCGTCGCTATCCTGTGTATCATCTATTAAAAATAGATTACCAAGAGCGTATTTCTTTCCGTAACTCGATGCAGAACCAAACTGCTGAGGTGTTTGCATACCTTTCTGTAACAGATCAACGCCAACTAAAGCTGTTGCTGTAATAGAATTTTCACCATCAGATATGGTTGCTATACTATTAAATATAGGTATAGGTTCAGAGCTAACTAGTTCTTCATCTAGTTTTACTGATACTCCTAATTCTAATAGATAGGGTTTTGTTGCTTCGAGGATGTCTTCGGCTGATCGGAAGTAGTATTTGCCGAATGAATTAAATCTTGATTTTTTAGATTTAAATTTAGTCTGAATAGTTGATAACTTTTCGTTTATAGTCATAGGTTTATGGTTTATTCTCACTTATATAATTACATATAAATAAGATGATTTACATATATAACTTACAGATATTCAATAACTTGCGAATGATCTACACTGTCAATTAGCTTTTGAACAGCTTGCTTTTTAAGCTCAGAAACTCTGACATAACCGCTAGCTCCTTTTATATTAATTTGAGGTGCAATATCTTTGGCTGAATGTTTATCACAGTCAAGACCATAAGATAATCGTAACACTTCATATTCGCTTTCATTTAAGTGTTTTTTCATCAAGCTTTTTAAATAACTATTTAATAACCCTATATTATAGGGCTCAGATTGATCAGGTATTTGATAAATCATATCCTCATCATCTGTAAAAGACCTAGCATCTATGCTTAAAAATATACTATTAAAAAACATTTCTACCATTTTCTTGTCTTTAGGATTTCTACGCATATCATTGAGCTTATGTTCAGGTATACGTATATCACCTCGTTTTATATCAATAGATCTACGAATAGCTCCTTTGATACGTTTAAAAAAGAAAGATTTTAAAGTCTTTTCTTGATCTTCTGATTTTATTAGTATGTCATAATCTAATTTATCAACAGCTTTTATAAGACCTATTGAACCTTCTTGTATTAGATCAGTAATATCAAGAACGCCACTTGCCTGCTGTGATGTAGAAAATTTACGAGCTATATTCTCTACTAATGGTAAAAATCTTACAATTAAATTATCTCTACTATCAAATATGAGATCGTTGTAGTCTGGCATAGAAGCTTTAACATCTTCTTTATACCGAATATAATTTTTAATATTATATTTTTTCATTGTCCTTATTTAAAAGTTCTTTTTCTCGTTTAAGATTACTACCCATTGTTCTATAAACAGTTCTACTAGAACAATCTAGTAAGCCTGCTATTTTACCAATCGTAATCTTCTTACCAATATCATGTAACTCTAACATGCATTGATAGATCATCTCTTCATTTATTAATCTATCTCGGCCGATTAATTGGCCTACGATACTTAACTTCTCTTTCATGGTTAAACCAGTAAAATCTTTAAATATAACTTTACGTAGTTTATTTTTAGGTGGTTGTTTAAGTTCTGTTAAAGTAACATCGTCAATCATATTAACTAAATATTTATCTAACATAGTGAACGTAACAAACCCATTACTTTTTGTAGCTATATGTCTAGCTAGCTCTTCAAACTCTTTAATAGAAAGTTGAGGATTTAAATACCACAGCACTAATAAGTGCCATTTAAGGGATCTAAAAGTATTTATCTTAGCTTTGCTTCTAAATAACTCATAGCATTCATGTGTGCCATATTTATAATAATAACCCCATTTATATACCTCTGTAGGTTTATCATTAATAGGATCACGCCGATAAATTATCTTATGTTTATTTAAAAACTTAAGTCTTAAATGTGACATTAGCCTCTTACTCTTTATATCTTATTACCTATTGTCATACAGGCTCAGGAATTGTTTCATTCCACCTTATTGTATCGTATTTACGAAGTTTCTGTGAATATTTATGAATTAATTGAGCTTTGTGTACTAAGTTATCCCAATGTTTTAGTCTATCTTCACGGGTTTTAATTATAGATTTAGGCCCGTGTATCAACGTGTAATGTGTTATTTCACATCTAAGCTCATATATTCTATCCCATAGATATTCTTCGTGCTTATTTATTCTTTTTAAATCTTTGTACGCTTTTTTTATGTCTATTCTCATTTTTCTTTTTTGGTTTTCTTCTTGCATTTATACCGAATAAATCAGTATTAATAATGTGGTTATATAATTTATATCTGCTCATGTTTTAAAAATATTATTATTTTACTTAGTGTACCTGCCATAACTCCTGTCATTATATCTATATTGTCCATATAATGCTGAGAGTATATGCTTATACCGTCTAATATAATCATTAAAGGCATTAATAATGCAAACATAATTATATGTTTTCCAAGTTGTATTACTATGTAGCCTGTTAAGCTCATTAACAATGTTATTATGAGTATTGTTTTCATTCGTAGTTACGTATTGCTTTGAATAATGGGTGACGGTATGAACCTGATGGTGTGCGTTGGAAGTATGTAAATGTAGCTGTTTTGCCGATATACCACTCAGCTATATCGTACATCTCTTCGAGCATTGATTGTTTGCCCATAACAGGCATACCGAATTTAACACCGTTGGAATCTACAGCAAGGAACTTACCGATAGTACCGATACGTTTACCTTGGCCTTCAACCCAGCCAACAATCGTAGCCTCTGTGTCGTGAAAGTCTTTGAACTTTTGTAGATTATAAGAACGTTTTTGTTCGTAAGGCTTGTTGTAACGTAGTATAGAGCCTTCGTAGCCATCATTTAAGTTAAGTTGATGGTTGTGTTTTGCAGCATCTAAGCTGAGTACAGCTTGAAATGGTACAGGTTTAGTATATTTAAGATCATATACATCAATAATACTATCTATATCACTAGCACGCTGATAGTATTTATCATTAGGTAACTTAGGGTTGAACATGTCATAGCAGTGAAACTGCACGAGAGATTGTGCTTCGCTCATATCTGCAAATGTAGGTTTTTGCTTACGTACGAGAGATATTATCTTGTTAAAGTTATCTTTAAGCTTATGGTTGTATAGCTCACCATCGAGAATAATATCTGGATACTTACTGAAGACATGTTCTAACTCCCTTAGTATGTGGTTTATATTGTGAAAAGGTTTGTGGTTACGACTGAAAGCACCGGTTGATGTAATGTAACATCTTACACCGTCAAGCTTTGGCTGAATATAAGTATCAGACCAGTCGGTTTGTTTTTTGCCTACAGGATGTGCAAGCATGCACTCAAATTGTTTTTTGGTTTTCATATATTATATCGGTTTTTAATTGTGGTTATTTTCTTTTGTATTACACTAGCTTTTTCATATTCTTCATCAGCTTCATATCGTGACAATAGATTATTAAGTCTATCTAGTTCCATTAGTATAAGATCTGTTTCATCAATAGAATTTGTTTTCATTTCACTAGAATATTCTCTAATAAAAGTTTCAACAACTTCTTTAGCAACTGCTTTAGCTATTTTATTTATTTCTTTATCGGTTAGCATGTGTATATATTATCTATTTGTATTCGTATTTAGTTTGTGGACGTGGTAGGAGTCGAACCTACGTTTGAGATACTGTCTTGCCTGTATATCGGCGAAGATACTGTCTCACTTACCAGTCACGCCCTA